CATTGCGATTATTTAATATGTGGTTTGCAAGTAGATCCTTCATTTGATAGGGCTGAGAAAAATAAACCTATACAAACATTAGTTGAACGTTATACACAACTAGCGGCCGTAAAATATGTAGATGAAATTATTCCCTATCAAACAGAAGAAGATTTACAGGATATATTGACATTATACACAATAGATGTTAGAATCTTAGGAGAAGAATATAGAGATAAAGATTTTACAGGAAGAGATATTTGTAGAGCACGTGACATACAATTATATTTTAATAAAAGAGATCACAGATTTTCTTCAAGTGATTTGAGACGACGAGTGAGCGGAGGTGAAAATAATGGTAATGGATTATAAGTTTTTAGAAGATGTTTATATTAAGGAGTTAAAACAATATGTTGAACAAACATACGACCAGCATTACGCGACGGATAAGTACCAGGCTACTGACGTTATTATTGACTCTGGCCATGGTACTGGGTTTTGCATGGGTAATATCATCAAGTACGCAAAACGATACGGAAGAAAAGGCAACAGTGATGAGTGGCGTAAGGATGTAATGAAAATCTTGCATTATGCATTAATTCAATTGTATGTGCATGATAATACTGATGCTGGCATCAAACTAAAATCTAATACTAAAAGGTTAGATGATGTTACTACTGAAGAATGGAATTCTTTAGATCTGTTTAAATAAAGGAAATTAATATGCGATTAGTAATTGCTGGTTATGGACCAGTGGGTCAAGCCGTACATTATGCATTAGAACACCATCCCGCCTTTCATTCTCCTTACATTGGAAGTCAAAATGTAGAGAAGATGAAAAAACGTGATCATGCTGTATGGGTTGATGACCCACACGTCTTGAAGTATGATGGCAAAACATACCATATTGTTGACCCAACAGACGTTGGAAAAATCGACGGCGTTATTGTATGTGTTGCCACTCCGATGAGAGAAGATGGAACATGTAACACTGATCATGTCGAAGAAGTTTTTACGAAATATGGACCTAACGTAAAATATCTTATTAAGTCTGCTATTAACCCACAGTGGTTAGTTGAACAATCTAAAAAATATAAAATAACATATTGTCCAGAATTTTTAAGAGGTTCTTTTTTACACGCTGATCCTATTGAAGAATTTATGAATCAAGAATTTTTAATTCTTGGTGGTGAACATTGTCGATGGTGGGATGAATTATTTAGACCTTGTTTACAAAAATTAAATCAAGTAAAGTATCTTACGTTAGAACAAGCATGTTTTGCTAAATATATAGCTAATTGCTTTCTAGCAACAAAAGTTACTTTTTTTAATGAAATGTATTCATTATATAATTCATTAGGATTTAAAGGTTTTGACGCTTGTGTAGATGCTATCGCTTCACTAGATAATAGAATTGGTAAAAGTCATACACAGGTTCCAGGACCAGATGGTAACTTCGGATTCGGCGGTCATTGTTTTCCAAAAGATACTTCGGCGTTAGTCGAGCTTGGAAAATTATATGATGAAAGTATGCCTATTCTTTCTTCTGTTAGAAATGCAAATACGTATTACAAAGAGAAGTTAAAGGAATAGTAAAATGTATGAGTATAGAACAAAACTAGTTAAGGTAGTTGATGGTGATACAGTCGATGTTGATATCGATTTAGGTTTTGGAGTTTGGTTAAAAGATGAAAGAGTTCGTATCATGGGTATTGACACACCCGAAAGTCGAACAAGTGATAAAGTTGAAAAGGTTTTTGGTTTGGCTGCAAAAAATAGATTGAAAGAATTATTAGGTAAAACTCCTGTTTTAAAAACACAGGTGAACAAAGACGGCGAAGATATGAAAGGTAAATTCGGACGTATCCTCGGTGACTTTGACGTCTATGATGCAAGTTTAGATGCATGGCGAGCAGTGACTGCTGTCATGGCAGACGAAGGGCATTGTGTACCTTACTATGGTGGAAGCAAGGAAGAAGTTCAAGCACAGCATATGGCTAATCGTCGAAGATTAATTGAAGAAGGTGTGGTTAATATGTCATTAGAGGATGCTGGAATTGTCTAAAACTAATATTATGAAAGCTAATACTACCATTGAACTTAAATGTGATTGGAACGGAGACTTTACATTAATTGACGTTAATGGAACACTATGGTTCTATCCTCGTAAAGAATGGGACAAAGTACAAAAGCACCTGTGGAAATTAGTTAAACCAGCAGCAGGTGATCCAAAATGACAATTGATGTTTTTCTAGAAAGCTTAGGACTTGCTTGGTTTTTATTAGTAGGAATATGTGGATGTTTATATCCATTTATTATTGAAAAAGATAATGGAGAAAATGATGTTAACAAGAGATGATTTTAATGAACACGCATATGATAAACTAATACGTGATGAATTGATCGATCAACTAGAAACTTTACTTTTACAGACTGATCTAGATACAGAACATCCTCTCATTACGGCTTATAATTATATTATTGCCTATAATTCAGTCCCTGGCGAGTGGGAGGATGGTAAATATGACTTATCATAGTCATGCTAGTATTATTCCTTTAATTGGCGGAGAAGCATTAGCATCTGAAAAAGCTTTTGGCGTAAAGCCAAAATATATTATGTCGTATGACGTATTTAAAAATAATGATGCGCATTTACTAAATCATTATAATAATAGTGTTCCTTACTATGTTTTAGATAAAGGCGATAATGTAAATGAATACGTTGATGTTGTATCTTCAGTATGCCCGTGCGCTGGTTTGAGTCAACTTTCTAATACACATTCTGCTTCTAATCCTGCAAATGATTGGATGTATAAAAGTACAACATACGTTTTAGAAAATGTAAAACCAAAAGTTTTATGGGGTGAAAACGCACCTTTATTTGGAAGTAATGCTGGAAAACCTGTTAGAGATAAATTATACGAAATAGCTAAACAAAATGGATATACAATGACTACGTATATTACAAAGTCATTATTTCATGGCGTACCGCAGGTTAGAAAACGTAGTTTTTATTTTTTTTGGAAAGGTAATCGTACTCCATTATTAAATTATTTTAATAAAGAATTAGTTCCTATAGAAGGTTTATTATCTCAGACTCCAAACTTTGGTGGAGAATTAGATCAGGTAACAAATGTTAAAGTTCCTACAGAAAATCCTTATTATAAATACGTTTTAGAAGAAATACATCCAAGTTGGTCTCACCAAGATTTTCAACAAAGTTTAGATGTATCTATTCAAATTTTAGATTATATTGAAAGTAAAACTGATTACGCAAGTCTTGCAAATTATTTTCTAAAAAAAGGAAATGAAAAAGAATACAAGAAATGCATGTATAGATATGAAAAATTAAATTCTGGTGGTTCAATTATGAAAAGAGAACCTGTTATTCCGGCTGGATATATTGGTGCTTTTGTTGGTCATATGCCAGTATCAGTAGTACATCCTTTAGAAGATAGGTTTTTAACTTATCGTGAGTGCATGGCTATTATGGGATTACCATACGAATATGAACTTTTAGAACCTAAGAAAAATTTAAATCATGTTTGTCAAAATGTACCTTTTGATACTGCGTATGATATGGCAAGTGAAGTTAAAGCAGCACTAGATGGAAAACGCGAATGGATTGATGCCACTAATGTTTTCCAAACTAATTATAAAAAACAACATGAGATTTGGGATGAAAATAGATCTAGCCTTGAATCTTTTTTTGAATAACCAGTGTACAAATTCTATATTTTATGGTAGAATATGTTACATATTAATGAGGATCTTTTATGGAACTTAATGTACCAGTTGAACAATTAAGAAAGCATAGTATTATGCTAGCAGCACCAATGTATGGTGGACAATGTTCTGGTTTATTTGCAAGATCAATTGCTAATTTAACTGCGACGTGTCAAAACCATGGAATTCCATTATCATTTTATTTTTTGTTTAATGAGTCACTTATTACACGAGCACGTAATTATTGTGTAGATGAATTCTTAAGATCAGAATGTACGCACTTAATGTTTATCGATAGTGATATTGGATTTGATGCTAATGACGTATTAGCATTACTTGCTATGTCTATAAGCAATGATGGTGATAATGAATATGACGTTTTATGTGGACCATATCCTAAGAAAACTATTGCATGGGAAAAGATTGTACAGGCTGTTAATGCTGGTTTTGCAAAAGATAATCCTAATGAATTAGAAAATTTTGTTGGTGATTATGTTTTTAATCCAAAAAAAGAAACTGAAAGTATCAAGATTGGTGAACCGTGTGAAGTTCGTGAAGGTGGTACCGGTTTTATGATGATTCGTAGAAATACTTTTGCAAAATATAAAGAAGCTTTTCCTAAATTATCATATAAACCAGATCATGTAAGAACAGAACACTTTGATGGTACTACAGAAATCATGGCTTATTTTGATTGTATTATTGATCCTGAAACAAAAAGATACTTATCTGAAGATTATATGTTTTGTTATAATGTACAAAAAATCGGACTCAAAGTTTGGATGTGCCCTTGGATGCATTTAAAACACGTTGGGTCTTATATATTTGGTGGGTCGCTCGGGCACTTGGCTGCAGCCGGCGCGGCACCAACCGCTGATCCCGCAATCGTAGCCAAAAAGAAAGCCCAATAATTGGAGACTATATTATGGAATTTGGTTCTAGAACCTTAAGTGTATTGAAAAACTTTTCTACTATTAACCCATCTATTCAATTTAAAGAAGGGAATACGTTGAAAACTATTTCACCAAATAAAACTATTATGGCATCGGCAAATCTTGAAGATAATATTGAATCTACATTTGCAATATATAATCTTTCAAGATTCCTTGGTGTTATTTCTTTATTTGAAAAGCCCGTCTTTGAATTAAAAGAAAAGCTAATAAACATTGTTTCTCCTGGACGTAAAGTTAGTTACATGTTTGCTAACCCAGAAACATTAGTTTTACCTCCAAGTAAAGAATTAAATCTTGGCGATATTGCAGTTGAATTTGATTTAACACAAGAGTCATTTTCAGAAATTGTAAAAGCACTTGGTGTAATGTCTTTCCCAGATTTAATTATTACTAATGAAAATGGTAAAATTATTTTAAGAGCTACTGATTCAAAAAATCCCAGCGCAGATAGTTTCGATATTGATGTAGGTACTACTGATAAAAAATTTACTGCGGTCTTTAAATCAGAAAATCTTAAAATTATGAATGACAATTATCATGTTAAGATTAGTACTCGAGGAATGGCAAATTTTAAATCTAAAGATTTAGAATATTGGATCTCTATTGAAAGTCATTCTACTTTCGAATAAACAGTTAAAAGGGACGGATTGTCGGGCAGCTTTCCGTGGTGTACAAAATGGCGCAGGGCAGGGGCCGTACACTATATTTATTTTATTATGTTGGAGTGATTTATGCAAGATGATTTTCTCTGGGTAGAAAAGTATCGGCCGCGCACTATACAAGATACAATACTATCTCCTTCTCTCAAATTGTGTTTCCAAAAATATGTAGATAATGGAAACGTTCCAAATTTAATTTTAACTGGCTCTGCTGGCGTAGGTAAAACTACTGTAGCAAGAGCAATGCTTGAAGAATTAGATTGTGATTATATTATAATCAATGGATCTATGAATGGCAATATTGATACGCTTCGTAATGATATACAACAATTTGCTTCTTCTGTTTCTTTTAGCGGCGGAAGAAAATATGTTATTTTAGATGAAGCAGATTATCTTAATCCCAATTCTACTCAACCAGCTCTTCGTAATTTTATGGAAGAGTATTCTAAAAATTGTGGGTTTATTCTTACTTGTAATTTTAAAAATAGAATTATTCAACCATTACACTCTCGTTGTAGTGTTATTGATTTTAAAGTTGATAAAGAAAATGTAGCTACATATGCTTCAGAAATGTGGAAGCGAGTATGTAATATCTTAACTCAAGAAGGCGTTGAATTTGATAAAAATGTTGTAGCAGAACATGTTACAAAATACTTTCCTGATAATAGAAGAATTTTAAACGAATTACAAAGATACGCCGCCACAGGTAAAATTGATAATGGCATTCTTTCTAATTTAAAAGAAGTAACATTAAATACTTTAATGAATTCTATTAAAGAAAAGAATTTTACTGAAGTTCGTAAATGGGTTTCACAAAATACTGACATTGATTCTGCAGAACTTTTTAGAAATTTATATGATCATTGTAATAAATATATTACAAATGCAAGCATTCCGCATTTAGTATTAATACTAGCAGATTATCAATATAAATCAGCTTTTGTTGCTGATCATGAAATTAATATTACAGCGTGTTTAACAGAAATAATGGCGAATTGTGAATTTAAATGATCGAGTTTAATAAAGAAAAATGTACTTTTTATTCTTCTTCTTGTGGAGAATATTTAGACGATGATCCTGCGCATATACAATTAAAAATAGAAGGCGGTGAAATACTTGAACTGCCTGTATGTAGTAAATGCGAAAAACTTTTAGAAATAGTAGAAAATAGGGTTAGTGCTGCGAATGGAAATACAGAAATTTAATGATCCTTGGCCACATTATATCATTGATAATTTTTTAAGCCAAGAAGATTTTCTTCAAATAGAAGAAATTATAGAAGATTGGGATTGGTTACACGAATATATTCCTTCTGCGTATTGGGATATACGTAAGAATTATAGCATACCACTTAATTATATTAGTGCTGGTAGAGTATTTAAGCAAGGTGATTTTGAGAAAGAAATAGAAGAGCGTGGTGTTCCAATGAAATTGGAACGTACTAGTTTTCCAAATAGTGAACAACTTGAAGTTGCTAGTATTCTTACAAAATATATCCAGCCTTTAGAAGATGAATTTAAATTAAAAGGCAAATATGCACAATGTAATTTAATGTATTCAGATTGTAGAGATTATCAAAATTATGATATACATTGTGATCCAGCTCATAAAGCATTGTCTTGCGTATTATATTTTTCTCCAAAAAAATCTATGGGCACCCATTTATACCGGATGGTTGCGGGGGGTAGAATGAGAAAAGTAAAAACAATTGAGTGGAAACCAAATAGAATGTTTATATTTAAACAACAACAAAAAGTTACGTGGCATAATTATTCGACAAATACAGAAAGAAGAATAACATTCAATTATAATTTTTCTAAAGCACCAAGACAACTATTAATATGAATCCATTTGATTTTTTAAATTCTATCAATACTACTAAAGAATATTTGATGGATGAAGAATGTGAGAATGAGTATAAAGCATTTTTAATTAATCGCGGATTATCTTATTTTCAAGATACGGTTGCATTATCTAATGAAATGAATATTCATAATCAATTAGAAAATAAGCTTCAATACGATTATTATATAAATATAGTCAGACCAAGGAAAAGATTTTCCAAATGGTTCAAAAAGGAAAATGATAGTGATATTGAGCTTATTCAAGAATATTATGGATATAGCCATAGTAAAGCTTTAAAGGTCCTGTCCTTATTCCCTAAAATTGAATTATTAAAAATAAAAGAAAAATTAGAAAAGGGTGGACTATGAATGTTATTGATAGCCTAGTTGAAATTTCTCTATTAAAAGAAGATGATTTTTTGAAGATTAGAGAAACTTTAAGTCGTATAGGTATCTCATCTCCAAAAGAAAAAAAATTATACCAATCGTGTCATATTCTTCATAAGCGTGGAAAATATTATATTGTTCATTTTAAAGAGTTATTTGCTTTAGATGGTAAAAATACAAACTTTTCAGAAGAAGATAAAGCTCGAAGAAATACTATTGCGCAATTACTTGAAGATTGGAGTCTATTAAAAATCGTTGACAAGCAAAAGACTGACGAGAAAATTCCAATGAACCAGATTAAAATAATTTCTCACAAAGAAAAAGTTGACTGGGAGTTGGTAACTAAATATAATATAGGTAAAAAAGTAGCATAATATCAATAACTTATGTGCTATGTACAAGCTATAAGTTATATGGTAGAATACTATTTTTATTTGAATGGATTATAGTATGCGTAATTTCTACTACAATAAATTATCACTGCCTCAAAGACACGTTAGTAGAGCTTGCGTGGAATACGTTATTAACAAATATTTGCC